GATGGCACCGCCACACCGGCGCCGCGCGCGATGCCCTGGATCATCGTCACCAGCCGGTCAACATCACCATCCGATGTGCCCTGCGGGTATTCGGCATAGACGAAGGGCTGGCCATGCTTTTGGATCAGATCATTCCACAACGCCACGCCGTTCCGCTTGAAAAACACGGGCCAAAACAAATCATGCCCCAACCCACGGCCATAGGCGTCTTCATTCTCCTCCGCCCAATACCGCACCACGATGAATTTGCGGTCCGGCACGGCAATGCCCTGGGTGCGGGCTTCGCGCGTCAGCAGCCGCAGCTTGCCATCCAGGTCAAAGGCAAAGCGGCGCGGGTTCCGAACGCGGATATCGGCAGGCACAATCCAGGTGCGGCGCGTGCCATTCACTTCAATCTCGGCCGCTTCCCACATGATTTCGGCAACCGAAATCCCGGTCAGCACGGCGGTCAGCAGGCCACGGCAGGCGCGGTCAAAGCGGATGCGCTTCAAGGCGGCATTGACCAGTTCCGCCGCCAGCAGATCAGTCGGCGCTTCCCCGCCTGGTTCCACCTTCCATTCCCGCGCCACCACTGCATTGCGGCGCTTCCCCGCCTGGTTCCACCTTCCATTCCCGCGCCACCACTGCATTGCGCCGCTTGCGCAGCACCGCGCCTGCGTGCCCGTCCCGCGCCAAATCCTGATAGATGCCGAGGCCCTTATGGCCGCCGCGCGTCAGGATAATGTCGTCGCGCGTCGCCATCGTGAAAGCGTAGTATTGGGCGGTGATGTCGCGTTCGAAGGTCGCGACCTCATTCCGCAAATCCTGGGGCAGGCGGGTGCCGCTCATGATCTATGCCTCATCATCCAAGGTAGGTTGCGATGCTGCCCTGGGTCATTCCCAGGATGCTGTTGTCATCCGGCGGCGCCATGATGTCGCGGCGGGGGATCGGGAAATTCGTCAGGCTGCCCCAGTCGCGGCTGGCAGCGTAAATGGTCAGCACGGCGGCAATCGCGGCGTCGCCATGGCGTTGGCCAGCATTGGGATCGCGGTCTTCACCTTTCGCGGTGGCCCGGCGCACCATCACGCGCGCCACGCCATTCACCAATTCAATGGCGCGGAAATCATCCACCACTTCGGCATTCGCCGGGATATCGAAGCTGGCATCCTGGAAGGCCGCGCGCAGCTTCGGCATATGGTCGCGGTACCAGCCTTCGGTCAGGTGAATGCCTTCCACGCGGTGCGCGCCGTAGCGCTGCAGCGTGCGCTCAGCCAACCAGGCGCCATTCCCGGTGCGGTCCAGCGCCACGCCGGCCAGGCGCGGCAGGCGATCCAACAGATAGAACAAAATCTCGCGCTGCTGTTCGAAGGGGACATTCCGCAATTCAATCGTGAAGGGCGTTTTGCGCATCAGATCGGGCATGATCTGTGCCGGCCAAATCACGGAAAGATCGGCGACGCGCCCAAAATCCACCCCCGCCACGCTGCGCAGCAAGGGGTTCAGCCGATCCAGCAGCGGGCGGATATTGTCTTCGCACCACGCCAGCGTCTCCTTGGTGCGGATATGGTCGGGCTGATGCACGAAGGCATCGGCGCAGGTGTAGCGCAGCACCGGGATATCGCGGCTGGCGCGCGCTTCAATCAAATGGAGCGGCAGATACCGGCCGGAACCAGCGCGCGGCACCACATCCAATTCCTCTGTCGCGCTGTCGCCATAGAGGCCACGGATTTCGGCCTTCCATGCGGCCTCGGCCTCAGCGGACCATTCCTTGCCAAGCTTCAACGCCACGCGGCGGAACAGGCCCTGTTCGCAGGCTTCATCGAAGGTGGTGCGCAGCAGGTGATAGGGTTTTCGCCCAGCGCGGATATCATTGACCAATTCGGCGAAGGGGTTTTCCGCCCCGTCATGCGTGGACACCACCAGGATGCGCCCGCCCCAAATCAGCAGCGCCAAGGCAGCCTTTAGAAGCGCCGCAAGATCATCATGGAAGGCCGCTTCGTCGATAATGACAAAACCCTGCCGGCCACGCAGCGACCGCGGGCGGGACGCCAGCGCCAGGATTTCAAAGCCCGAGGCGAATTTGATCCGGAACGCGGCGATATGCCGTTCCATGCCCTTTTCATCTTGGTCCTTGAACAGGAATTCGCCGATCTCACCGGCGGCCTCGCCGAAGCTCCGCGCCCACATGGCGCAGACATCAATGAATTCGCGCGCCATATCCAAATTATAGCCGATGTAAAGCACATCCATCCCGCGCTGATCACGCGCGGCACCCGCCATCAGTACGGCCGGCGCGCCTACGCCCCAGGTGGCGCCGATGCGGCGGGATTTTTCATAGACCGTGACGGAATGCTCGGCCACCGCGCGCACCAAGTCCTGCTGGTAGGGCAGCAGCACGCCGCCGATATCGGCGGTACTCGAAGGCTTCGCGTTCTTCATGGCTTCACCGGCGCGGGGCTGGGCTGCAATACGCCCTGACGCGCGGCGGCTTCAATGCGGCGGCAGGCCGTGTCGAAATAGCCGGGGTCGATTTCAATGCCGATGAACGGGTGGCCAAGCTGCGTGGCGGCAACGCCGGTTGAACCGGAACCCATGTAGGGGTCGAGGATCACGCCGCCGGGTGGGACGCGGGCCTGCTCGATAGACCACGCCATGATCTCGATGGGCTTCTGCGTCGGATGCGCGCCGCGTTTATTGAACGGCGACTTGGACGTGGTCGTACACCCATTCCAGTATAACTGCTTCACACGCATCACTTGGCGACGGTTCAGCCAGGCCATTTCAGCATCCCCCTGTTTGTTGGATGGCCTGCCCACGCGCTTGTCCCACACCAAAAAACCACCGCTGGCACGAGTTTTGCGGGGGGGGTAGACATTGGTAAAAATGATGGGCACCCCAAACAACGCACCGATCAGCCAAAGTCAACAAGTAGCTTGGGTCGAACGGCTTATCGTCGCCAATTATCGGGCGCCAATTCCACCTGCCGCCTTTGCTTTCTTTGCTTTTTTTTAGTGCAAGCTTCTGCCCATAAGGCGGATCAGTAATCACCGCCGCCGGGCGTTCCAGCCCCGGCAAAATCTCCCGGCAATCGCCCAAATACAGCGTCGCGTCGCCAATCTTTTCAACCCGCACGACCATCACGCGTTGCCTTCAGCCGGCGCCTGGGCCGCCACGAAATTCGCGGCATTGCGGATCATGCGCGCCAATTCGCGCGCCTGGTCGGCGTTCAGCACCGCCGTCATGGTGCTGCTATTCCGATGGTCCACCATACTCACATAGACCAGCGGGCCTTCGCTGGTGATCTGAATGCCAAGGGGCGCCATCATGCCGCCACCCCAAGAATGCTTGCCTTGATTGTCGCGATGGTATCGGCGCTCAGCCCTTGCTGGCGCGCGACTTCCTCGGCAGCGCGGGCTGCGCCGGCCTTGGCCTTCGTGGCAGCGCGATCTTCCACGCGCGCGATGTATTCCACGTTCTGGCGGCTCGCCACCGTCAGGCGCTGCACCGCTTCCGCCATCAGCGCCACCGATTTCGGGTCGCGCAAAAGCTTCAGTGCATTCTCACCGGCTTCGCCACCGTCATCAGCTTCGACGCTGGCCAGGAAGTCGAACATGAAGCTGTGCATCATTTCAATATTCAGCCGCGCGGTTTGGCTTTCCGGCGCGTCGCCCAATTGGCGCACCAGCGTTTCAGCCACCGTGCGGGAACGCCGCAGCCTTTCGCCAACCTTGTCCATCGCCTGGACATGGCGGCCCAGGGCGGAACGGCTGACTTCAACCTCCATCCCGCGCAGATGGTCCAGAATTTCATCCAGGGTGCGGCCTTGCTCCCGCAGCCGCCCAATCGCTTCGCGGATTTCGCCCGGCAGGCGCGCAATGGTGGAAGGCCGCGCCATGGCCTAAAGCCCCGGCGCCGGGCGCGCGACACCCGGGTGCGGCCTGCCGCGCGCGACATCAATGCCATCTTCCGTCGCACGCGCCACCCAGATGCCGCCATCATCTGGATGATGGAGGAATAATTCGCGCAGCGTGATCAGCCGCTGATCCTTCAGCCAGGTCAGATCACCGCGCAGCATATCGCGCGACACTTCATGGCCCAAAGACGCCAAGGCGCGCTTCACGATGAAGTCGTTCAACGCATAATCGTGATCTTCCGCGAGTGCGCGCAGGATGATCAGCCGCCGGTCTTCGGCCAACAGCGTAGCGAAGCGGGACATCAGCGCTTCCTTCCCGTGCTGTCCGGCGCACCGTCGGTAAGGTGGTAGTGCAATAAAAGCCCAGTCTGGTGTTCAATGCGCGTTAGGATGGCGTGCACACCTGTGACCCGCTCCGCGACCACCGCGACAGCGCGATCCAGTTCCGCCACGCGGTCCTGCAGCGCGCGCAGATCACTATGCGATGGCATTTTCGCGAGGCGATCTTCCACCTCATCAACCCGCTGCGCCACCTTGGCCAATTCGCCACGCGCGGCGAAATCACCGGCCAGCTTGAAGCGCAGAAACGCCAAAACAATACCGCCGACAACAGCGGCGGTGGTGACAATGGCGGCCATGTCGCGCCATTCCAGACTGACCATCATGCGTCATCCTCCGCTTCCCTGGGTTGCGGCGGCTTGGGTGCCTGCGCGGCCTGGCGCGCGCGCACCAGCGCAATCGCATTGGCGCGGTGGCGTTCTTCCAATTCCTGGGCGTAATCCACAGCATCAGGCATCAATCGGTCCTCGCTTCAAAAATCTCGCGCACGCGGGCCAGGCGCGTGCGGCAATCATCCCCGGCTTCGATCACATCCAGCAAAAACCCCATCAGATCGGCATCGCTGGTCATGGCGGGCACGGCGGGTTCATCGCGGCAATTCAGCAGGCTGGGCGCGAGGCTGATTGCCGGCGCTGGGCGGCTGGCCGGCGCGCAGCCGATCAAGGCCAGCAACAACAGCAGGGCTGGCCAAACAGGCCTGGGTGCGGTTCGCGGCATGGATGGTCCTTCGGATGGGTTCAATGCGTTCCTGCGTGGCAGCGGCGGCGGCGGCTTGGCGTTCCAGCGCGCTGATCACCTGCGCGCGATCCGCCAGCGCCTGCTGCGCTGCGCTCAATTCCGCGCGGGTTTCGGTAAGGGTTTCTTCCGCGCTTGCGCGGCGCCAGGCTTCGACGCGCCAGGCGGTGGCCAAGCCAAGCACCACCACAAGCAAAGCGCCGGCCAAATACGGTAAGGCAGGCATGATCAGCCGGCCAAGGAAGGCGCCGATCATTTATCGGCCCCGCCGCCGCGCTGGACGGATGCCGTCGCGGTGCGGAAATCAAGCGCGCCGATGCCCATATAGCCGCCGACCAACCACGCGATCAGCGTCAGCGCTGCCGGCACCACAATGCCGGCGCTGACTTCACTGGCATAAATGCACAGGAACACCGCCAGCCAGGCGGCAAGGCAATTGCCGACCACGAGCGCGCGCGAAAAGCCGCGCGATGATTTCGGCGGGATGACGGGTTCCGTCACGGGTATTTCCTCCGATCCAATTCGAAGTGCGGGCCATCGGGGAAGCCTTGCCAATCGGCACCGCAGATAATCGCCACACCAAGGTCCGCCGCGACCTGCTTCAGCCAGCGCGCCTGCTGGTGATACAGCGGCCAATCCCAGCGAACCTCACCGTTCTCCACCTTGCCATCGCCATCATCCAGCCAATAGCCAAGGTCCACGGCATGGCCGGTCAAATGGCGGCTATTCATGGTGCGCGATGCACCCGCCGCCACCAGCTTCGCCTGCCGCTCAGGCGTGCGCAGCCCTTCCAACACAATGAAGGGGGTGAAGGCCCGGGCCGCCTTGACCAGCAGCACCAAATCCGGATGCACGCCGGCCAGGCGTTCATGGTCACGCGGCAGAAGAAGGTCAGGAAGGGCGTCGTCCGTCATGGCCGCACCATCGCGCGCGCGCAATGGTCAAGTCATGCGGACGCATGTCCGCACGGCTTAGCGGAAGAAGTCGCCTTGGGAGATGGTAAGGCCCGCATCAGTCAGGATGCGCCCAACCGCGCGTTCGGTGATGCCAAGCTTCCGCGCAATGGCCGGATACGTCATGCCCCCGGCGCGATACATCCGCACACGCCAAGCGCGGGCGATGGGCACCAGGATATGTTCCCCGCCATATTCTTCACCCAGGCGGCGCGCTTCCGGCAGCGGCAAGGCCAGCCGCGCGGCGGAATTCTGATTGATGTCTTTCGGCACATAAACCCGGGTCCCGCCATGGGCTTCAATCATCGCAAGCGCAGCCGATGCGCCGATGATGTTGGTCAGCCAATGGATTTCGGCTGGCGCGGGAAGGGTGTGCTGCGGCTTCACGGAAATGCTTGCGCCGCGCGGTAAAAGCAGGCGATAAGAGGCCGCGTTTCAACGGAGGAACAACGATGCGCCGCGCTGTCTTTTCCTGCATTTTGATGATCACGCTGCTGCTGCCGATCTTCGCCCTGGCGCAGCCCGCGCCTGCGGTTTGGGGCCGAAGCACTGATACCTTCACCGATTCCTTCAACGATGCCGCGAAGAAGAAGAGGCTGCGCTACAACATCGGCGCGGTCATTTGCTCCATGGGCAACACCATCGAATGCGATGCGCCGACTGGCTTTCTTGGCCTCAAGTTGCGCGCATCCAATAACCCGGAAGCCATGCGTGAAGTGGCCATTCCCTACACTGGCAACACGCCAATGGCGCCGGTTATCGGCATGACGCACATGGTCCTGGAAGCGCTGGAACCGACCATCGCCGAGGATCAACGGCGCAATGCTGTTCTCGGCATGTTTGGCATCGGCAACGCGCCGCGCAACAATAACCCGCAAGTCGGGCAGACGCGCATGCGGATACGCGATGGCTTTCGCGGTGGCGAAGTGCAATTCCAATTTGTCCCGCAGCCCTGACATCACTGCCACACCTTAAGGCTGAGCGCTGCCAGTAGCCGCTCAGCCGCCGGCAGCCGGGCCAGCACCCGGCGCCATTGCCGCAACCTTTGCCGGTGGCGCCACGCACGGTAGCTCATGGCGCCGCCTGCGCCGCGAAGGTGCGGCACCCTTCACACATAAAATTCGTGCGATGCGCGGGCTGGAAGGCTTCGCGGCAGCGCAGGCACTTGCGCGGCGGCACCGCTTGACCGCTTTGGTCGCGATAGCGGCGCATGGAACATTTCAGCAGCCACCCACCGCGCGGATCGTAAATGGCCGTGATGCGCGCGCCGTCGCGCCGCAGCCCCCAAAACCTTCTCTCATGGCCCTTATGCAGGTGCCGATAAAAATCTGAATTGCTGACGCCGATGGCACAGGCCACGCTGGTGATGCTCAGCAAATCCTGACCGGCCTCGGCCAGGCGCTTAAACTCGCGCAGCATATTGTCCAGATGCGTGTTCGGGCGCGGCTTGGTCATCACGCGGCTCCCTTCATCAGCCGCGCGCGCCAGGCCTTCAGCCCTTCCAGCACACGGTTTGCCATGGGCGCGGTCAGGAAGTTCGGGCTATCCACGCCATCAGGGTGATCTTCCGTCTTGGTCTGGCGCCGCACAAAGCTGCGCAGCGCGTCTGCATCGCCGCGCCCTTGCAGCTTGCAGATATCCGCCCACACCGCATGGATCATGCGGATTTGCGGCTGGGCGCTGCGCTTGGCGGCAGGCTTGGCGCGCCAGCCCAGGCGGGCGAATTCGCGCAGCACCGCGTCCAACTGGTCCACCCGCATCTTGCCCGCACTATCCAGGCCAGTAATGCGTTCCAGAATGGCGCGGTAGCTTTCTTCGGCCAGCGCCAATTGCTTCTTCGCCAGATGTATTTTGGCGATCATCGCGCGGCGATCCTGCTTCATAGGCCGAGCCCCCGCTGCGGCGCGCGCAGCCGCTTCACGTGATTGTCGAAGTCCCGCTCCGCACCCTTGGCCTGCACCAGGTGCAGATGCTGACGGTCTGCGAAGTAGCGCTGCTGCGCGGTGCGCATTTCAAGCGCAAGCATTGCCAATTCGCGGATGTCCTGGGCGTCGGCCTTCGCGACCAATTCCTGCCATTTGCGGTCAACGGTGCGCGGCATCATGGCGATGCCTCCATCGGGCCAAGGCCGAGGAGTATATGGCCGGCTTTCAAGCCGAACTTACTGCCCTCAAGAATATACGTGATCCGGCGCATCTGCTTTACCGGCAACCCCGCCTGATCTCGGGTGTAATCCTGCGTGTCTGGATCATACCTGACTAGGGTCAGAATATCGCCCTCATGAAAGTCGCGCCCCTCGCCTCTCACCTGATAGACTTCTGCTTTCTCCGCAATTGCGTCGAACCATTCCGGCACGGCGCGTAAGTAGTGAAGGCAGATGTCCACTTGCGCCTTGCCGTCGCTTAGCCCCTGCGTCAGCTGCTGGATCAGGTCAGGGTGCAGATTTTTGTTCGTATAAAACATGCCAGTCATGGCGCGGCCTCCTCTGCCCTCGGCCTGCGTGGTTCAACAAAAATGTCCAGAACACGCACGCGCATCGCGTCACGGATTTCCGTGCCGTATTGCTGCCTAACCCAGTCGCGATGAAACGCCGTCGGGGCAAACAGCTTGGCGCTTTCGCCCGGCTGAAACTCACCGATCTGAAGCGGCATCATCCAGCGCACAAACTCGGTGTCACTGATCCGTCCGCGCATGAGCGTGCGCAGGAAGTGCGCTTCATTGATCTCAGGCGGCGCGGCCTCCGGCGCCGGCGCCTGGGCGGTCAGATAATCCAGATACCGCCGCTGGCGGAGGAAGGTCGCGGCATGCACCACGAAGGCCGCTTCAATCTTCTGCGCGCGCACTTCATCGGCATAGCGCGCGGCAGCGCGCCACAGATCGTCGGGCGTTGATCCGTCGCGCACGGCGCGGGCATAGGCCACTTCCGCCAGCGCGCGCGGGTTGGGCTGGCGCGGCGGATACGCCGCCCAGAAAACATCGAAGTCATCACGCAGATGCTTCGGCAGGCCATCCTTGGGGAAAAGGGCGCGCTGCATGGTCTAGCACCAAAGCTCACGCGGGCCGCGGCCATTATAGCGGCGCGCCAGCCCTTCCTGGATCATGACAGAAGCCACATTCAGGCCGCGCGCATCAAACACTTCGGCCAGCACGCGGTTATATCGGTCCCGCCCATGCTCGCGCACCGTGAAGCCATCGGCCAACAGCTGCGCCAGGCGCGCGCGCGCCCGTTCAGCCAGCGCCTTTTCTTCCGGGCAGCGGTGATGCACTTCCGGCGCATCCAGGCCCATGATGCGGATGGTCTGGCCCTGATGCACGATGGTGTCGCCATCAATCACGCGCGGGCCTTCTGCCGCAGCGGGCGCGGCCAGGGCCAGCACCAGCGCGGCAACTTTCAGGTGGCGGATCATGGCTCAGTACGCCTTTCCGCCAGCAGCGGCGCGCACTTCCGGCTTATGGTCAGCGCGCTGCGCGTTGTACGCCAGCTTTTCGGCAATGGCGCCGCCCATGTCGTAATTCATCGCGCCGGCCAGATCGAAGATACGGATCACAGCATCGGCAAGTTCAACCTCTGCCATATCGCGGTGTGGCAGATGATCGTCCTTCAGGGACTTGCGGTGCCCTTCCATGGCCTCGGCCAATTCCGACACGATCAGCATTAAGCGGACCGGAAACAGTTCGTGGTTTTGCTCGCAGGTGCGCAATAGGCCGGTACGCTGATCATGGTGCCAACCTGCCTGCTTTGCTGCATCGTAGCAGCAGATTTCCAACGCCGTAGCAGCATCCGCGATTTCATACGTTTTCATTTTCTGCTCCTGCATTGCCCGTGTTCACCCGCGCCGCTTCAGCCTGCGCGCAGATCATGATCGCGGCGTACCCCGCCTGATCCAGGCGCTGCGCTTCACGTTCCGCACGCGGGCGCGTGGCGGCCTGCACGCCGGCATCGAAAGCGGCGGCGACAATGCGCTTCACCACCTGGTCAAGCGGTTGGGTGTTATTGCTCATGCTGCCATCTCCTTCTGGCCCACCGGTTCAATGACGAAACTCTCGCCCGCGCTCTTGATCGTCACGCCGGGGATTTTGGATGCCTGTTCCGCGTTCGCCAGCATCGCCTCGCGGTTGATTTCCACTTTGGTGCGCAGGAAGCCGATCGTGTTTTCCATCAGCCAGGCCAACACCGCTTCCTGCCCCTTGATCTGCACCGAAGGCGGCGCCTGGCGCCATGCGATGGTGCCATTGGCCATCCGCACGGTCTTCGTCTTGCCGCCGTCGGTCAGGGCATGGCGGTTCGCTTCTGCCCATAATTGCAGGCCACGGAACAGCCGGTCATGTTCTTCCGCCAGCTTCGCGCTGGATGCTTCCATCTCAGCAGTCACGCGCGCCACGGCTTCCGCCAGCGCGGTCTTGTTCAATTGCGTCAGGCGCTGAATTTCACCGATGCGCGCCAGATAGGTTTCCGCCTCGTCTCGATTTACGGGCGGCGTCGCGGTTTCCGCCGCGCGCTTGTTCTTAGCCATGATGGGCTTCCTTTTTTGGGGCTGTGGGATGGGGCGCGGCGTGCTTCAGCTTCCACCGCAGATATTCCATGCGCGACCGGAAATTCGGGTCGCGCGCTTCATGCGTCCAAACCGCATGATAGGCGTGCCTTACCGTGGCGCGGTCCTTCGAAAAGGCGCGCGCCACGCGGGAAACAGTCATGTTCATCACGTCAATGCAAAGCGTGATCACCACCTGCCGCGCCAGCACCACCTGGCGGTCGCGGCGGCAGGAAGTGATGGCCAGCGCGGTCACTTCAAATTCTGTCGCCACGGCTTCGATCACGTCACTGATCGCAACCGGCGGCGGCGGCGTGAACAAGTCGCGCGTGTTGCTCTCCAGCGCGCGCACCCGGCGGCTCAGCAAATCCACTTGCGTGCGCAGCTCTGCCAAGGCGCCGGCGTTCATCACGCGGTCCCCTTTTCTTTCTTGATCAATTGCTCGGCCATATCGGCCAGCAGCGCAGCCACAATCGCGTGATTGAGCGTTACGCCTGACCGTAACCATCTCCTGTCGGGATCGTCGGGCCGCGCCAGTCTGCACAAGGAGCGATAATTTGGCCCAATTCTTTGTGCCAAGTTCACCACGATGTAGCCTTCCAACATCTCCACAACTGGCGCCAGGCCGCGATGAATGAACAGGTTTTCCGGCTCCCAGGTTTCCGTCGTCCAATGTCTTCTGCCGCGCACCGGGCATTCTGAACGACGATATAAAATCTCCTTGCCATCATCCGGCTTGGTGGCTAGGACCCACCCCTGCTGCCAGCGAAGCGCCGCGAGGCAACGTTTCGTTAGATTGCGCAACCGGATCATGTTTTCTTTATGCGTGATGGGCAGCATGGTGGTGCCTTCGCGCTCCACCTCATTACAAAGGTCGAGCACGACCCATGACGAAGGCTGGTCGCCGTAATACAGCCGCCCTTCCAATTGGATGGTCTGCATCATCACGCGGCCTCAGCCATCAGCGGCGCGCCCGCGCTCAGCCGTTCCCAGGCCATGCGGATATGCGGCTCAGCCACCGCTTCCGCGCCATCGGCGCCGGCCAGCATATGGGCCATCCGCAGCACCTTGGTCAGGTTGCGCAGCGCGCCGGGGCGCTTCGCAATCGCCAGCAGCATGGCGCGTTCTTCCTTGCCGGGAATATCCCAGGCATCCAGCAGCGCTTCCACATCACCCTTCAGCGCTCGCGGGCGGGCAAGCCGCATGCCGACGCGGGAAAATAGCTGCGCAAATTGCGCGGCGCGGGCACCACCTTCAAGGCGGGCATGCACAGCTTCATTGCCCAGCAGCGCCATGCCAATATCGGCCAAATCGTAGAACATCCGAAGCTGATCCAGCGTCTGGCTGGTCAGATGCTGCGCTTCATCCACCAGGATCAGCCCCTGGCTGCCGGCCATGCGCTTGGTCAGGCTGCGCGAAAGCTGCTGCGTGGAAAGCCCGCGGGATGGCACGCCAATCGCTTCCGCCAATTCTTCCAGCACCGCGCGCGGGGTGGACATTGTGGGCTCCGCGGTGATCAGCCACACATTGGTGTTGCGCTGCGCGTAAGCCCGCGCGCTGCTGGTTTTGCCGACCCCCGGCGCACCCGTGATCACCACGAATTCCGGCATGTATTGCGCATGTTCCAGCGTGGCCAGGATGGCGTCCGCCGTCGGCGTTTTCAAAAAGCCCGGTGCCTTCGGTGCCAGCGCGCGGGTGCGGTCAGCCGCTTCCAGCCCGGCCAGCCAGTGCCGCGCCTGTTCGGCGATGGGGTTCTGCCGCCCGCGATAGGTATTGCCCATCCAGCTACTGAATGTGCCGTACGGAATGCCGGTTTGCCGCGCGACATCTGTCATCGCAAGGCTTCGTTCGGCCATCTTGGTGCGGATGTGCTGGCGCAGCGCATCCATTTCGTCAGCGTCAACAATTTGGTCAGACATAATCGTTCCTTGGTGTGGGGATGAACCGAGGATCACGCCTCGGGATCGTCAGTGTTCAGCAAGCGCAGATGCGCGGGCGCCTGGCCCTGCCGCATGCTGGCGCGCGCTGCCACGAAAAGCCTTTCGGACCGCGCTTCCGATGTTTCTTCCTCC